TTTCCTAAAGTAAAAAAGAAAAGAATCAATTACATCAAAAAAAATAAAGAAGAAAAGATACCAGAAGATACTGATATAAATTATATTGCAAAGTTATCAGAACTTTCTAAAAGAGAAATAAAACTATATATTGACTTTATACAAAATATAGATAATTAATTTATATGGCAATGGAAATACCCTCTCACATGGATAATGTGAAACTGAAAAAAGGAATGATAGATTTAGACGCAAACTCTGAAGGTTGCTTCGGTTTGGATGATTTTAAATTATCTTTTATTTTTGATGACATTGTATTGGTAGAATTTATAGATGAAATCGAAGATTCTAAAGGCTCCGCAGTGATGAGAAATGGATTATATGTTCCTACTAACATTAATACTAAAGCATGGAGAAAGGCTAAAGTTGTACTAGTGGGTCCTAACGTCCAATTTTGCAAAAAGGATGATATTGTAATTTTTCCGAATGATAAAGGTGTTACAGTTTCCAATTTAGAAGTTGATGGATACGGAAAAGTAAATAAAGGGATGTTCCTAAACGAACAAAGAATGTTTGGGATTGCGAAGAGAAGCAGCACTAAATAATTAAGTGCCCAAAAGAGATTACAATAACCCTTTAGTACTACAGACCAATTATAGCCAGTTAGAAATGGCATTGAGGAATAATGTCTGCGAACTCTTTATAAAAAGAAGACTTTATGAAAGTGGTAGACCCGCTTTTAGAAGGATGTTATGTACAAATTCTATGGCATTATTAAATTCTAATAATGGCAGGAGAGTTTTAGGATATCGTCGTCCTAAGGGTTTACCCCCATTCAATCCAAGACAGAAGAAATTAGTTATTACATGGGATATATTAATGATGGATTTTAGATGTGTAAATTACGACGAATGTTATTTGGTGTCTACTTATCCTATAGCACAAGAACGAGAATTTTGGAAAACTTTTAATAAAGTATATCTTACCATGTCACCTATGGAAAAATTATATTTTATGGATTCTTGATTAACTAAGATTTTCCTTTAAATATGTGAATGGAGACACTGGAGACGGAACTTAGATATTTTTTACAAAGGGATATAGTGCTATCAATAAATAATAAAATTTTGAAAGAAGGTAAACTAGTAATTTTTAATCAGAAAGATTATTATTATAATTTATATTTAAAGGTTAGTAATACTATACAGAAGAAAATAGAATTGCCTTATCCATTTGCTATTAAAAAAGAAAAATCTTATATTATTTTAGACTATACTTTAAATGCTATATCAAAAAATGATACTAATTTGTATTATAAATTGATGGCATTGACTCAAAATAATAATTCACGTTTCTACAATAACAAAATTTTATTGTTCGAGAAGAATAGTCTTGATTTGTCTATTGTTACATAGTAAGATGTTTGGATGGCTCTACTAGACTATTTTCCAGATGGATTTACTCCACAATCTCAGCAAGTTGATATCATCAATAAAATCGAGGTTGCATTTAATAATGGTTTTAATTTTGTGGTTTGTTGTGCTCCAACTGGAAGTGGCAAATCGTTTTTATCAAAAACTTTATCGAATAAATCCCCCGAAATTTCCCAAAACTTCAAAGGATTGATAGAATCCTATAATGCATTCAGAGTAGATCAATTCGGAGATTTTGCCAAAGCAGAAGAATGTGAATCAGAACCTAGTTTCGGGGCATTTGCATTGACTATTACCAAAAGTCTTCAGGACCAATATACAAATCTATTCAAAGATTCTGAAGCACTGAAAGGTAAAAGTAATTATCTTTGTAGAGTAGATCCAAGTTATAATGTGGACTTTGCTCCCTGCCACTTTAATCCCAGAATTAAAGAATCTTGTTTAGTAAATTCTACCTGTGATTATTATTGTGCTAGAAGAGATACGTTAGTCAATAAACTCGGAATTCTCAATTATAGCATGTTTATGTCTTTGCCTGAGCATGTTAAGAAGAGGGAATATATCATTTGTGACGAAGCTTCTGAACTAGAATCAGAATTGGTAAAAAGATTTAGTCGAAGTTTAAACTACAAAATACTCAAACGGCTAGGATACAAACCTATTGATATTCCGGTAGAAAATTATGGAAAATTCAGAGTTTGGTTGGGGGAATTGATCCTAAAACTGGGTAATGAAGTAGAAGATATCAAAAAACTTTTAGGGAAAAAGAAAAAGAATACCTCTACTGCTGATACGGATGTGCAGAGATTTAAGTTATTCAGTAATCTATTAGCACAGATTAAAACCACGGTAGATACATGGGAAGATTGTGAATATGTCATAGAACATAACTTAGAAGGTGTAACACTAAAACCACTTCGTGTAGATAATCTTGCTAAACATATTTTTAAATATGGTAAAAAAATACTATTAATGTCTGCAACGATTATCGATCATGTAAGTTTTTGTAAGACATTAGGTATTGAAAAGTATCAATATATCGAAGTGGATTCGACCTTTGATCCTAAAAATGCTCCGATCTATGTAACAACCGGAAGTAAATTAAATTACAAGAATCTCAAAGAGAAACTTCCGGTATTAAAAGATAATATATTAAAAATCTGTGAATTTCATAAAAATGTAAAAGGGGTTATTCATACCCATACTATGGAAATTACACAATATCTTAAAGATAATATCGATGATCCTAGATTCCTATTCCGGTTGGATGGTGCTAATAACGAACAAATCATCCAACGACACATAGAAGCCACTGGACCGACCATCCTAGTGAGCCCTTCGATGACATATGGAGTTGATCTGAAAGAGGATTTGGCTAGGTTTCAGATTGTAGCAAAAGCTGCATACATGCCGCTAAATGATGAACGTATCAAAAAGTTATTTAAAGAAGACCCTAATTGGTATGTGAATCAAATGCTGAATCAATTGATTCAGGCATGCGGAAGAGGAGTTAGAACTAAAAATGATAAATGTATCACATATATTATGGATGGTACTATAACTGATGCAGTTATTAGAAATTCCAAGAAACTACCGAAATACTTTTTAAAAAGGTTTGTTTAGACAGTAAATACAAACATGTATAATAACGGTTTCTATTTTGAAATTCATGATTTATTGACTCAATTCATTGCAGCAATGGATGATGTCATAATTTCTAGACACAATAAAAATAGAGATGCCAAGGAAAAAATTAAAGTACGATATATTCATGCTCCCAAAGAACGAGTAATTCATGATATAGTAAATAAAGCACAAAATATTACAGTACCAGTAATATCAATACATACTACTTCTATATCAAGAGATGAAAATAGAGTTTTTAATAAAATAGCAGGTTTTTACCAGCCAGTAAATAGTAACTCCACCAGTAAACATACGGCACATGTAAGAATGCCGCTTCCTGTAAATTTAACGGTATCGGTAGACATATTAACTAATTATCAAAGTGATATGGATCAGATAATATCTAATTTTGCTCCATATTCTAATCCGTATATTGTAATAAGTTGGAAGATACCCGATTCATTTGGCTTACAGACTGATAATGAAATACGATCCGAAGTGTTATGGGATGGAACTATTAATCTAGAATATCCCATAGATGTTACGTCTGCCGATAAACCCAGATTCATTGCAACAACTTCCTTTACTATAAAAGGGTGGTTATTCCCTAAAGCTTATGAAGATTATGTAAATAATATATATTTTGTAGATTCTAACTTCAGAACTTCGAGTAAATTGTTATTTGATTCTTTCAGTGATAGCCTTACTGCTGAAAATTATATCTATGATGCATCCGCAGGTATTTTGAATGAAAACGAAATGGTTTATATTTCAGGTGCTCCAGTAATATCTAACTTATATTTAAATACCGCAGGATCTACGAGAGAGTTATCGGGGATAGACCAAGTTATACAAAGTTCTAATTCTAATATGACATTTACAATATTAGGTCAAAATTTTCAATATACTACTAATATATTATTAAGTAGTAATTCTGATACTCTTTATACTAATTATTCTTCTTTCGGATTTACATATTATCCCACCGTAAGTGGGTTTATATTACCTAAATCTAATTATACAGTTTTGAATAAAAATGCGATTCATGTATCATTGCCTAGATTATCGGAAGATGCTGAAATAAATTTTGTAGTTTTGAATAATATAGGATGGAAAGATACAAACTCTATAAATACTAAATTAGTATTTCTTTCTGCGTCTTAATAGATAAATACCAACATGCCGACGAATTCAGATGATGGGAAAGGTTCTACCTTTGGAAGAGATTTAATGTCTTACATTTCTTCGAAATTGCCGTATGGAAATTTCGATGTATCTCAGCTTACTAACACATTAAATCCTAAATATAAATATTTTGAAGAAATGGGTACTAAACGAGCTGAAGTACTAGCTCGTCATTCCATTTCACAAAATTATGATTATAATAATCATTCGGTAGGAGATATAACATCTGATAAGCGTTATAGTGAGGTGATGTATGCTAACATCCAAAAGGATAAGTTAGCAAGAGTTCGAGATTATAGAATAATGGGGGCATTTTCGGAAGTGGCTAATGCCTTAGATGAAATTTGTGACGAAACTGTTAATATAGATTCTCATACAAACAGTTGTATGAATTTGAAGTTTAAAAATTTATCTTTATCAAATTTTCAAACAGAAACTTTACAAACAGAATTTTTAAAATATACTGCACATTTTGATTTCGAGCATAAGGGATGGTCATATTACAGACAGCTTTTGATTGAGGGTGAAATATACTGGGAGCATATTATACACAAAGACTATCCAGAAGAAGGTATACTTGGAGTAATTCAAGTTCCATCGGAATTGATAGATCCGGTATTTTCTAATGTTCAAAATGTTTTAGTTAAGGGATATTTATATAGAAAACCTAAATTCGATCCAAATAATCCATTGAAACAAATAGGTGTGGATTATATTCCAATGGATAAGAGTCAAATCACATATGTTAATTCTGATGTGTGGAATGAATCTAAGACCATGCGTCTACCGTTTTTAGAAAATGCCAGACGAGCCTATCGACAATTATCAATGATAGAAGATTCTATTGTAATCTATCGTTTGGCTAGAGCACCAGAAAGATTGGTGTTTAATGTTGATGTAGGTAATATGCCTGCTCCTAAGGCCGAAGCATATCTACGAAAATTAATTTCATCGTATTGGGCATCAAAGACTTATGACCCAGATAAGGGTGGTATTGTACAAAAATTCAATCCACAATCGATTCTCGATAATTTCTGGTTTGCTAAACGTGCCGGGTCCGAAGGTACTAAAATAGATCAGTTAGCTGGGGCATCTAATTTAGGAGAATTGACAGATTTGATGTATTTTGTCAAGAAATTATATTCATCTTTAAAAGTTCCCACTACTCGTTTAGATCCGCAAGATGCATTCAGAGATGGTGCAGATATGCTTCGAGAAGAATTAAAATTTGCAAGATTTATAATTCGTCAGCAGCAATTATTTTCATATGGGATTAAAAGTGGGTTTGTTACTCATTTGCAGATGAAAGGCTTATGGAAAGATTTTGATATTACTGAGGAGTCTTTGCAAATCGAATTTAATGTCCCGACTAATTTTTATGAACTCAGAGAGAGTCAGAAATTAGAATTGAAAGTTGCAAATTTTGGTAATCTAGCTGCAAACGAATCTGTGTCTCCCACTTTTGCTCAAAAAAGATATTTGGGTTGGACTGATATAGATATTAAAGCTAATCGAGAATTCTTAAGAAAGGATAAAGAACTTCGCTGGGAATTAACTCAAATTGAAACACTAGGTCCTAAATGGAAAGAAATTCTTTCTGCACAAGCAGAGGCTGGTGCAGGAGCAGCAGGTCCAGAAGCAGGAGCAGCAGGTCCAGAAGGTGGTGGAGGAGGAGGAGGTGCTGGAGGTATGCCTCCAGCATTTGCTGGTGGTCCCGCAACAGTAGGACCAGAAGGTGGGGAAGCTGGTGGTGCCCCTACAGAAGGTAGTGCCCCTACAGAAGGTAGAGCTGATTCTGGAGGTGCTACTCCAGAATCAGCAGCATAATAAATTAGATTATTTCAATTTTAACATATCACCAGAATCTCCGATATATTTCAATTCTAAAATATCTCCATTTTGAAATTTATGTTTTGTATTATTAGTTCTGATTACTTTATACAAATTATTTTGATTAATTTGTTTTATTATAGCATAAGATATAATTTTGCGTAATTCGTGTGTGCTATCTACAAGAAATTTAAGTTCGCCATTTACTATTAAATGCCATTGCTTTCTTTTAGGATGTATATAATCTGATCCTATACTCTCTTTAAATGATTTACCTTTGGTTGGATTTGTAAATGCAACAATATTATATCTTTCTGAAGCTGATATACCTTTTAGTTTTTCGCTCATTCTTTTATATCCAGCCAATTCATATTCTGTAAATTCTTTATTATTTAAACGATTTTTTCTATTTTTATAATGTTTTGTTCTATTTTCAGTAAATTTCCATTTAAGCTTACTTAATCTTTTATGATTCAAAATCTCGGATTCAGTAAATCCCTTCTCTTTTCTTCTTTTTTCTCGATTTTCTAATGATTTTTTTCTTTGTTCTTTGGTAAGATGATTGAAATTATTACCAGCATCTTCAACTATAAGATTTGCGAAATCTTTAGATTCGACAACATTATATAATTTCGAATAATATAATCCATTTATTCTAGCATCTTCTACTGATGTATATTCTCCTAATATTTCAGTGGAAATGTGCTTTGCGTATTTTTTAATATGAGATTTCCAATATTTTCCCGATCCTGAATAAATATAACAAGAGGCACAGTCACCAAAATGATAACAAAGATATTTCAATTTAGTTATATTATGAGTTTTTATCATTAAAAAATGTTTCTTCACTAATATATTTATGAGCCAATGCGCAATAACTCCTCTTTCCGCTTTTCAAAGCACTAATTTAAATAGTAAAATAGACAGTTTCCAGAGATTGGCAGATCGAATCGTTCGTTCTTTGGGTGCTCCGTTAATTTCTATAGAAATACATCAAGATCAAATATTCGAGGCCATATCTATGGCTTGTGAAATGTTTTCTAAATATGCGGGTTATACTAAAGAATATTTAATTTTAGATTCTAATTTGTATGAAAAGGGGAGAGGATTAAGATTAGATTATCTTTACACCTTAGCTAAGATGGATCTAACTGATAGGCAAATTGCTACTCATGCAACAGTATCTACTGATACCGCTCCATATCTAACTACTCCGAATACTTATTTTATTTCAGTTTCGGCTTTAGATAAAGCATTTTTTCTTATAAATCCTGAACTATCTAGTACTTATACAGATGGTCTGGAGAGAAATGTAATATTAACCGGACCCTCATATACTAAAATGGTATCAGCATTTTCGGTAGATCCGGTATTAAATGTAATACCTATTTCTAGTTATTTTGTATCATCTAATCGTCAAAATATCAGTATGAATGGTGAAGTAGATCATAGCCAAAAAACTGTTATTTATAATAATATGTTCGATTATGATCTGATGGACTATCGAAAAGTTATATCCGTCACCGATTTTGAAGAAGGAGCATCTACTGGAATTAATACTTTATTTAC